TAAACTTGTGCTTTCATTATTGTTATTAGCTTGGTATATTACGTTAGTTTGCTCGTTTTTCTCTCCAATAGCTACATGAATGATTGTTTCAGTATTTGGAAACTCAAGTTCTGTTATTGGTTCAATCCAAAGTCTGTTATGGATTCCGTGTGCTAAGTATAAAGGCAATTCTTGGCAAGTATTTGCACCTACATGGATTATTCCAATTGGTTTTACCTTTTCTGCAAGTTTGTTAAAGTTTACATTCATTACGCTATTGTTATTATTTGACCATTAAACAAAGATTTTCCAGGGCTTAAAGCGTTGTAATATGCGTTTACATCATTTTCAAATATAAATTTATCTGAATGGGCATCAAACAATTGAGTAATAAAAATTCCGTCATTGTGATAATCGTTTGTCCATACAAATCCTTGTATCCATTTTGAATAAGTCACTAATTGACTAATGTCACATTTAATTGGTTTGCAGTTTTCGGGTTTAGCATTTAATCGTTTAATCCCATTTGTAAACCAAACTTGCCCAAACATATAAATTTTAGGCTTATCTAAATTTAAGTTTTTATTTAAGTATTGACAAACTTCTGGACTTATTAATGAATCGTGGTCATGCCAATAGATAAAACAATCTTCATTTGACCATAAATCTGTGTATTTTTGCCTTACTGCCCTTCCTGATGGAGGGTCGCCTTTTTCAAATACTAATTCATAAGGTATAGTCAACTGAAATTCAAGCCATTTAGATATTATTGGCACAAATTCAGGTATTGATGTTGGGCAAATTATTTTTAACATATTATTAAAATTGACTTGTTTCTCCGTTTTTTAAATCGCCTAAATGCTCGGCTTGAAGTTCTAAATTGCCCCACCACGTTTCACCAAGTATTTGTCGTGCATCGTCACCAAATAATGGGTCTACGCTACATACATCACCGCCTTTAATCGGTAATCCCCATCTAAATCTTAATCGCCAAAATATGTCTTTACTAATTGCCATAAAACCACAAGTAAAATAATCAGCACATTGCCATTCTCCAAGCGTTACGTTTGGATAAAACATATAAGTTGCTGAACTATGTACACCACGCCCTTTAACTATACCAGAACGCAATTTAAAGTCAAATTTTGAATTAAATAGCTTATCTTTAGTGTTATTTGGAATCATTACATCGCTATCTACAAACAAAATCCAATCAAATCCACCTTGTTGAGCAAAATCTAAACACATATTTCTTGCTATGCAAATAGGGCTTAATCTTGCGTGTTGGTCTTGGTCAAATTGCCTTGTTGCTTTGCCATCACCAGTCCATTCCCATTCTTGTAAATAAGTTTGTCCGTAGTTTTCTAAAGGCAATAAACCTTCATAATTAATTAAAATGTGTTCAAAGCCAGCGTCTTTAATGTGGTCAACACATTGTTTTAAACTGTACTTTTTGTAATCGCAGCAAATTATTGCTACTAAAATTTTGTTGTTCATGTTGTTGTGTTAATATCCTAATTCGTGTTTAACTTTATCTTGGTTTATTTGTCTCTTGTAATACAATATGCCTCGCAAATGCTCACATTCTTCTTGTATCTTTTGCCTACACCTTCTTATTGATTCTGCATTTGTAAGTCTACCTGAGGCGTATAGTTCCAAGAATTTAAACTTATCATCTACGCCTTGACTTTCTGCAAACCAAACATTAGCAGTTAATTTCTCATCTGAATCCCGCAAATGTGGGTACTTTTCCAATAGGTTTTTAACCTTTTCTTTAATTGTAAAGTTAATCATATTAGTTAGTTGTGTTGAGCAAATGTAATATTTATTTTTAAAATGCAATAATTATTTTTATATATTGGAATTATTTGCTTTCTCAATTGTGTTTAGTTCAGCCTCTAATCGGTCTATTTCGGTTGCTGCTAAAATCAATGCTGCTTCATTGTCTTTGTTCTTTTTACGCCAGTAAAGTTCTTGAAGATAAATAGAGCCAATATAGTCAAATACCTTCTTTAGCGTTTCTATGGTCTTTAACGCATTGTTTTTCCTTTCGCCTTGTAATGTATCTACCTTGCTACTAAAATCGTTTATAACCGCTCTTAAATCGTTTAAAATAGATATTGCAGTTTCTTCTTGCCTTTCGTGTGCTAATAAAGTGCGAGTTGTAAAATATAACTGCTCGAGTGTTTCTGTGTATTTATCTTCGCTCATTAAAAAGGTATTATATCGTTATTCATTCCCGCTATTCCTATAAACTCTCCTTGTTGTTTTGCTTTTAAACCTTCGCCAGCATAGTACATTTTGCTTTCAATCGTTTCTCTATATCTTGACTTTCGGTAATCAAATTCAAGTTCCTCCATTAGCACCTTTACTTTTCCAATTGTATCGGGCTTAACCTTGCAAAAATAAATATCAACTGTCTGTTTTGTTCGGTCGGGATAGTCAACTGAGATAATAACCTTGCCGTTTGAGTTCCACGCTGAACCGCCTTTAATATCATCGGCATCAGGAACTCTCCTTTTTGGTTTGCTTCCGTTTTGGCTTTGCATGAACTCCATTTTCTTAGGATGTGCAATAGTCATAAAGTGTCTATTTTTTAGTTCAGCCAACTCATTACGATAGCTAAGTATGTAATCTAAGTATAAATCTTCACGCCCTCCATATGGCGACATATCGTGGAATAAGTTTTTCCAACTATCAATAAAACAAGTATGAACTATTCCGTTAACATCTTCGTAATCGGTTGTAAATTGCCATAGTTCCTCAGGCATTATAGGCTTCTTTGCATCTTCTTTAGTAGCTATTAGGAAGTGCGTGTCAATCCATGCGCTTGCGTGTATAACCTCCGCATTAGTTATTGAGTTGTCATAGCCCCTAAATGAGCGTTTATAATACTTTACAAATAGCTTTCTCCTTATTTCGTTATAACTTCCTATGTCGGGAGCGTAAAGTAGATGTCTTATTCCAAAAGTTTCTGATTGATAAAAGAGTAATTCTAAGGCAAATTCAGTCTTTCCGCTATGTGGTAACCCTGTTATATCCGTTACGCCATCCATTGCGAATCTAAACACGCCATTTAAACATTCAAAACCTGCATAGTTAGTTCTTGCACCGCCTGTTTTATGGTAAAGTTCAAAGTCTGAACGCTTCTTGTTTGGGTCGATTATCTTTACGTTCATAATCCGTTCCTTTCATTAAACATTCTTAGTCTGAACTCTCTTTCCGTTTCTTCTTTGGGTGAATCTTTTTTGTCTACTATTTTATTTTCAGGCTTAAACCAAACGGATTGCATTTTTTGTTTCCAATTTAAAACTTTTTTGCCACTTGCATCATGCCAATTTGCTTCTTTATAATAGTTATATGCTTTTATAGCTATTTCTTCTTTATATCCATTTAATATAAAGTAATCTATAATTTCATTTACATTTACAGTTCCCATATCAATCGCATCATTTTTCTTTGGAATTCTTTTAGGATTCTTTTGGGATTCTAATGGAATCGCATCACTTTTTAATGGAATCGCATTTTTTCTCTTTTCCCATATATTTTTGACTGCATCCGAAATATTGTTACTTTTTTTATTTCTAAGTTCCATAACCTCCATTAATCGGATGTTATAAAAACCCAATTCAGTTTCTACAAATTTTGATTTAACTATTTCGTGATTGCCTACCATTGAGTTAAAAGAAATCTTATCTATAATACCTCCATGTTGGTGCTGAGAACATAGCAAACGAATATAAATCCCTATTTGCTCATTACTCATAAACATAGTCCCCGTTAAAAAATCTGAACTATAAAATAAAAATGCTGGGTCTTTTGATTTTGTCATGATTAAAAACCCTCATTTTTTAATTTGTGAATATTTACATCATTAAAATAAATTCCATCAATGTTATATTTATAAATGTAGTTTCTTAAAATAAAACTTGAATTATCATTAATAATATTTTCAAAATATTCATTTGTAAATTCTGATAAATAAACATAGGATGAATTAGTATCTATTGATTTTCCTATTAATGTTATTTCGAAATTAAATAATTGGTCTAATCGTCGTTTTTCTAAATAACTTTTAATACCTTTTAAATATTGTAATGCTTGTAAGAAAGCTGATATACCTATTTTATCCTGCTTTAATTCAATAACATTAATACTTCCCTTACAAATGTGTTTAAAACAAGTATGATAATATGGCTTTGAAATTTCAATTAAATCAGCAATGCCATAATTGCCAATTTTTTTTTGTCGCAATAAAGTAGATTTTTCTCCAATGTAAAAACCTCTTTTGTCTAACTCTTTTCTACATGATGTAAAAATGATTTCTTCCAAATCTTTTTCTAAAAAATTCATTCCGAATTCCTCCATAAAAAAAGTCCGTATGTTCTCTGATTTCGCAAGGGCTAACTATACCCAATCAGATACTAACACGGACTTTATTTTTAATATTTTCATTTAGTTATTTCTATTAGGCTGCGAAACCTTTTACAAATATAAACCTTTATAAATAAATGTCAAGCATTTTATTAAACTTAGTCCTTAAAGCTATTCTCTCCTCTGCGGTTCTTGGCAACTTAGCAAACTTGTTTAACTCAATCAACTCCTTTACTATCTTTTTAGCTATTTTCGTGCGTTCTGCGAGTTCATCTTTGTTTAGCTTAACACTTGGATAGATTACGTTTAAATCGTCAATATAAGCCATCTGAGAATCGCCAAAAGTGTAAACTATTCCTTCTCGATAATTAACTAAGTTACCAGATTTTTGGTTATTACATTGAGCGCATTGATTAAAATTGTTGTGTAAATTAAATCTAAGATTATCCCAACCTCCAACACTTCGATAGTGACCTGCTTGAAACTGACCATAATTAATCCCACAACTGATGCAAACGCAACCCTCATCTATTAGCCTAACTATCTTGTTAACCTCGATTTGAAGTTCTTTTTTGTAGTCGCCCAAAGTTTTTAAAGATTCCTTTAATTTTAGGTTTAATTTCTTTTTTTCTACTTCTTTCTGTTTGGTTTTTGCTGCACTTACTTTTAATGCACACTTTAACCCGCAAACGGACTGGATAGTATTGCTTGGCTCAAATTGTTTACCGCAGTTTTTGCACTTTTTCATAGGTTAATTTATTAGGAAACTTTAGACCATTCAAATAGTTTTGATTTAACAACCAATTTTAGTTCATCAACCTTTGATAATGGGCAGCGAAAAGAAATAGTTTTTGTTTGCTCATTGTATTTAGGTTTAGCACCCGAACCTTGCCGAGTGCCTCCCCTTGTTTCTTTTTTATTCATTTAATCTATCTTTATAGCGTTATTAATAAATGACTTTAAAGCACCTCTATTAATTCCAGAACCACCACAATCAAAACAAATACCATTTGCATAGTAACTAAAAGCAGGTATTATACCAACACCATTACATTTACCACAAGAACAATCGCCTTTTGCAGCAAATAAAGTAGGAGCAAAAAAATCTTTATCTTCACGAATAATAGTTAATAGTTGCGCAACACGAGTTTGAATGTCGCTTATTGAAATAGATGTATTATCATAATAGTCAGTATTGGTTGCATACTCCCATGTTCCATCCATATACTGAATATGTTTAAATTTTGTGGTAAAACTTTTTTGCATATAATGACCATAGTATGTTTTACCATACAAGGTAACTTTATAGGCAGTTGGTCTTTTTTTACCATCAGTACACATCATCCAAAATCCTCTACCATTTTCTTTAGCATTGTAGGCATCTGATGGAATTAATGTAAGGCTCATAATACCGCTATCTAATAGCAAATTCATGTTTCTAACTGCTCTTTCTCTATTGGTATTAGAGTTTTTGTAACCTGCTTCGTTTAATAATTGGATGATAGTATTCATAATGTTTGTTTTAAATTACCCTACAAATGTAATCCTTTACTTTGATTCTGCAAACTATTTCAAATAATTAAACTAAATATTTTTTACTTTTTATATAAAGTGCTGAAAATCAATATTAATATTTATAGTTTTTTCAATTGCTGATCCAACCCATCCAAAACGCCCCACATACTTTCTTGAAGTAACTCCCAATCTTTGCTTTTAAATCTCGGGTCACTTAATAGCGTTTCGTCAATTTGTTTTATAAAATAGTTGATTTTCGGTTTAGCCTCTTTAATTACTCCGATTATGTGTTTATTGTCAATTACATTTCTACATTCCCAAACTGTCTGCATTGCCTCTGATGCTGCTTTTGAACACATATAAGCCATTAAAAGGTTTTGGATAATTGTTCTTTCGGGTATCATAGCAGCGTTTCAATTTGTTTAATCCTATCAATAAATAACATATCCTTGCAATCTAAGTAATCTTGAATTTTCTTTTTAGCGTTAAGAATAGTTGTGTGGTCTCTACCTCCCATTCTTAGTCCGATTGCTTGTAATGTGCTTTGAGTGTGTTTGTGAGCCAAATATGCCGCACAATGCCTCCACCATAGTATCTCTCTTTCTCGATTGCTTCCAAATAGTTCACGCTCTGAATAACCGCTTATTTTAGTAACTGCCCAAATTATTTTGTCAAGTGTAATCTTGTGCTTGTTGAAGCCGTGTACTCGCACGTAAAAGTTTGGTTTAGATATTAGTTGTGTCATTTGTTGCCTCCGTAAAATTCTTTATATATCTTCATACATTTACCAGAATTATAATACCTATTATTCTGCTCCTTCTCCATTTGTTTGGCTTGTCTTATCAATTTAAGATAATCGGATGTGTCTATTGATATTTGTACTCTTCTAACATATAAATTTTCCGAAGCATCTCCCTTTTGTTCAAGTTGCTCAATAAACCATTCTACTGCTGTTTGTTTATTATTGCTCATTACTTATCTCCTTTTGTTAAATTAAATCCCAAAAATTTTCGCTTATAATTTGATTAAACTCTGTTGGAATATCCTTCATTTTGCTAATTTTTTGCTTAAACATCAATAATGAATCTGCTTGTCCATTGGCATAAGCGTTTAATTCTCGCTCCTTCTCTATTTCTTTGGCTTTTTTAACCATTAATTCAATGCCTCCAACTCCGTGTGGAAAATACTCTCCAAGGTCTTCAATCAACCACTCTACTGCCGTCATTTTATTTGATTCTTTTTCCATTTTCGTATGTTCTATTATGTAATTCAATTAATTTCTTTGCCATTGCTGCCTCAATATCTTCTACATTAAAGCCAGTTAAATGTGCTGCTTTAAATAGTAGTAGGAAACAATCGGCTAATTCCTCGGCTTGTTCTGCTTTGCCTTTTAAAACGATAGCCTCTCTAAACTCCCAAATTTCGTTAGACCTTAGCTTCATTAGCACGTTTAGATAATGCTCATCTCCAAAAGTGTCTTTGCTCCATTGGATGTACTCGTCAATTAGTTTTTGGTTCATTGTGTGTTTTGATTATGGCAGTAAGCAGTTTCCCGCCTACCGCCTTGTTAATTTAGATTTTCCAAGCCTTGACAGATGTAAACCACCTACCATTATACTCTCTCGATTCTATATTGATAGAGCAAGTAATGGTCATCCCTTCCGAATAATCTTGCAGACTACTTAAAGCCTTTTCGCTAACTTCCACTGCTATTTGTTTTGGATAAGCATCTGCCGTTTCTATGATAATTGTTTGTTTTTGCCATGTTTTGCCTGACTTGCTTTCGCCTGATTCTGTTTTTAGAATCTGTTTAAGTGTTCCTTGAATCTCCATCTTAGTTTTGGTTTAATTTATTTATTATTTCGTTTTTAAGTTCGTGTGCTAATGCTATTTTCTCAATGATTAAGTCTATTCTTTCTTGGTTACGCTTAATCTCAATCTTGTGGCTTTGTAGTTTACCTTTTAATCTTGGGTCAAATGAGTAGAAATAACACATTTCCGAGTTGGTTAGGTGCATATTTAACTGCATTTGGTCATAATACTTAGGTAACTCACTTTGAAGGTTCTTAGCCGTTAAAAAAGCCTTATAGTATAAATGTGTGTCGCTATTTGGACACTTAATCTCTGCTATTGCTTTTAACTTTGGGAAGATAAGGTCAGGAGTTCCACCATATTGCTCGGTGCAAAAGAACACCATACCACCACTACTTGTGTAAATTACATCTTCACTGGCTACGTTTAAGCCTAATTCACTACATAATTCAAAGGCAGCAGCAGGCTCATTCTCATTACCCCATTGCATTTCTGTTGAATAGTATTGCGGCTTAGGTGCATCGTAAAAAGAGGCTATCTTTTCTAAAATGTAGGTTATTGCTCCATCGCTTAACTTTTGTCCCGCTTCCTTAGCCTTTTTAGTAGGCTCTGCCATTAGTCTATTTGCCTCACTTGAAGTAAATAACTTACCTCTATACTTTTGCCAATCTTCTTGACTTTCAAATACTAATCTTTCTATCATTGTAGTTTCTCCTTATTGTTTCCGAATCTTGCTGCTAAATCTTGGTCGGTTTTGTAGTCTAAAGTGTCCTTTCTATTTAAGTCTGCTCCAAATAGTTTACCAATGTGGTCTGCTGCATCCTTTACCGCTAATGTTTTAGCTATTGGAAAAGCCATTGACAATGCACCATTATTGATGTTTTGCAAGTCTGCGGGTGAAGTGTCCTTCTTTGTTTGTAGTTGTGTTGCTCCAATGCCATCGAATTGCATTAGTTGTCCGTTGGTAGGGTTAATAACCTTTAATCTCACAGTAACCCATACCCCATTGAACGCCGTTCCTTGACCTGTAATCTCTATTTCGTAGGTCTTAAAGATTCGAGTTAAGAGATATTCCACCTTGTCAATTGGAAGGTATTTGTAGCCTCTAATAAAAGGATGCTCTTTTACCCATTTGGCTGGTGGTTGCTGATTGAGTAATAAGTTTAATCTGTCATTCTTGTAGGCAATCTCGATGTCTTGCGTTAAGTCTGCAAGTGTAGGTAAGTTAGTTTCCATTGCTTGCCTCCTTTAATTCTAAGATTTCGATTTGTAATTCTTCAATCTGCTTTTTTTGATAGGAAAAAACATTTAATAAATTCTTTTCGCTTTCTTTTAATTTGTAGATTTCCTTTGCCATTTCGACAATTAATTGGTCGTTATTCATATTGTTGTGTTTAAAGTGTGTGCAAAAATAATAATAGT